TAGCAATACCCAGCCGCAAACGGCAAGAAGCATATAGCTCCATGACCAGCCTGTTGCAATGGTATAAGCAATTACTGCAATTGCTGCCACGTGATAAGGCAACCATACTGCTAATATGTACGGAATCTGGTGTGTCTTACGATACAACTCTACTTGTTTGTTTAACCAATTTTTCATTTTTTAAATTTTCTGTTAACAATGCCGCCTTGACTTTCAGGCTCGGTATTTTCTCTTCGTAGTATGTATCTTCGTAGATTCATATCATGTGGGTGAATTGTTGATCCCATTAACGAGTGAATAAATCCATAAGGACTTACTGTTTTTGCTGGCAGCGTACATTCAACAAAACTGTAGTAGCGATCTCGAAAGGGCAGCATGATCTTACTATACGCTGCTTCGCGACTTGTTGGGTACGTTACATAAAACTCATTCATGCCTGCGGCTTCGTGTATTTTGCACAGCTCGTCCATTATTTTTCTAAACATTGGAATAAAACGTACTCCAAGGCTTGGACTCAATAACCAACCAACACTCCAACTTGGCATATGACCCCATCTGCGTACACCTACGGCGGCTTGATACTCCCCGTCATCATTGACAAATGCATACGCTTGCCTGATATTATAATCGTTGAAGCTACTAGGGACTAAAAATGCACTAAAAAATTTAGTTCGCTTGGCATGGTCGTCGATGTCCGCTGAAATGCGAAAATCTGGATATTTGTCCGGGTCAGCATTTTTGTAAATGCCGTCGGCAAAGTTGACTAGTCCTGTTAGATGTGTACTGTTAAGGGGGATTATGCGGTCTGACATAGTGTTTGTTTTCCTGTTTCTAAATTATGTTCTAGTTCTAGTGCAGGTACTGCATAGTGCCTGGGACTATAGTGCAATCCAGTTTGGCCAAGATTATAGTTTACCATATCCCATAAGTGCATGTAATTTTCCACACCGTGCCACTTTGGTCGCTTTCTAAAATTGTATCCCAGCGATCCATAAATTTTCATCTTAGATGAAGTCCATGACAGCTTATAAGGAATATTACCTCTTATGAGATTTGCAACTGTGTCTTCTTTTAAAAATGCCAAAATAGATTCTGGACTGTAGGTATAAAAATTATTTAACGCAGGGATGCCAGTCTTTTCGTTAAAGCGGCGCCACACTCCGTCTTGATCTTCTTTTTTCAAAAAAGACCAATTAAACTTATACTGGCCGGTTTCGTAATCAACAGTTGGCAAATTTTCAAGCTCAACTTCGTCTATCGTTATCATTGGAGCATTGTATTGCTCTGCAATTTTTAATAACATTTGTTGATAAAATGTATAGGCTTGGTACTTTACTGCAATTTCTTTCCATTCCCCTGAGTAATAAAATGCGTCGGGATCAATGTCAATAATGGAATATTCCAAACCCATGCTGTTTAGCATTGTGATCATTGGACCAATGTCGTGTATGTTGTTGTCGTGGGGGAATCTTACAGTAACCAGTTTAGGAGTAATACCAGCAGCAAGAAAAGAACGTAGTGCCATTTCACTGTCTAATCCACCACTCATAAAAATAGTCAAATCAGGATATTGTCTAATCAATGAACGAGCATTTCTGATTAGTTCTGCTTGGAGTTTCATTGGCTTTCTGGTACATCCTCCCACACTCATTGAAGTGGTATCAAAATCGTCGGTTCTCCAGATACTAGACTTGTTGTCGTTGTACCAATACACCAGGTGACTATTTTCTGTGTTTACAATCATGTTATTCTAAATTCTCTGTCAATGTTATTCATTCCGTCTAGTACAACATCTGTACTTGCAATGGGTTTTACTACTGCCCATTGCGGAGTACTGAATACATTCAATTGATGCTCAAACGGAATACAATCATTCCACCAGTTGCTCCAAACTGGGCCAAGTGCGCCAGCTTGGCCTGTGGTGCGTTTTTTGATTGTGGTATAGATCCATTTGTTGTAGTCGTTAAATGTCAGTATCATTCCCGCATGCTGTTGTTCCGTGCACCATTGTAAATTTGATGCTAGCAAATACTTTGTAATTTCATTATGAACACGATATTTTGGCAGTAACCAGCAACGATTGCCGCCGTTGCCAAATGCGCTCGAAAGTGAACTTGTTTCTACTGCACTAACTCCAACAATGCGTCCACTGTCAAGTAATAAGTCAATGCGGCCCGTGTCACGGGTCCAACGTGAACGATTTGTAACCAGGTGGCCCAACCCTGCAGGCAAGTCATACCCCATGTTAACCATTGCTGGTAGAGGATCTTTTGCAATTTCTGTTAAGAAATCTTGGTACAGAGATACTACGCTACCAAAGTCGTCGGCGCAGGTATGAATAACTTCTAATGTCATACCTTTATGTATGACTTAATCTGAGTCTGTGTTATCCAGGCAAGCAACAAAGTGAATGCGTGGCTCTAAACTACCATTCATTGCCGAATGTTCTTGGCGTGTGTCAACCCACCAAACATGTCCGTCAGCTGGAATATGGCGCAACGCTGGAGGATTAGTAAAAATAAATCGTGCTTGTCGATGCGTGTTGATTGCAATATGTATACAAGGAGTCTGATCAATGTGTATACTATAACCAGTTCGAGGATGCATTGTTAATAATCTTGCACGGTATACTTTAAAATTATTGTATCGTTTAAATCGTTTATCAACGTTCATGTAGTACCAATGGCCATATACCTGGTACACATATGGAGATTGAGTTCCCCAGCCCAGATAATGTTATTTAACCCGCATGACCCAATAAAGTCTTCTAATGTTGTATGGCAGTTGACATGGTCAGGTACGTTAAACATGTCATTTCCTTGTAGTACCACTGTGGTTCCTTTGGGCAGTGTTTTGACCCACTTGCCGTGATTCTCAAAGTGCTCAACAATCGTGTCAATGACTAATGGATTCTTGTATTTTGTAAGATCGACCTCTCTTACATCAGTACCAGAATTTTTAAAATTGCTGTGTGTGTTGGTATTAAGTTCATGTGCTGCTGAATGCACACTGGTGTCAATATCAATGTTGATTACGTTGCCAAGATTCAGTTGGCTCATACTTGCCAAGAAAGGAATCATACCTACCCAGCCGCCAACTACCAATGTAGTTGTTTCCGCATCATTGATGCTTTGCTTTTTGGCAAATACTTCTAGTTTGTTTAGCCGATCAATCAGCCACAACTTGCTTTTGACCTGGTTGCGACTCAGTGCGTCTTTCCAATTTAAGTCTGGGTTGTTAGATATTGTGCTGGCAAGACGAGTAATATAGTCAGCTTGCGTTGGATAGTAATGGCTTATGGCCTGGCCTGTACGATTGATGTTGCTGTCAATGACACATGAAAAGATTGTGTTAAGCCCAAATAGCACTTCCATTAAGTTAAACACTTTATAAAAGTTAGTGCGAGACTCATGTAATAAACTGTGTGCTTTGCAAATGACCGCAGCAGGATTGGCTATCTTGGTTGCATTATCGTTTGTCCAATTGCACAACTCAAATAGCGTAGGATGATTTGGGTTTGCTACTGTTAGTGGAGTTAATTTTACTTCGTTGCCATTGACCCACTCAGTGGGTACGTGTAGGCCTTTGATGCGTGCAATGTCGTCAATGACCCCAAATCCAGCATGACATTCTGGATCTTTAATTGTGTTTATAATTGAGTGCAAGTCAACAAAGTTTTCTCGACCAACTTCAATTATCAATCCTTCTAATTCGGATTGTTTGCCAGTTTCTAACCAACGATGAAAGAAGTGCAAGCTGTGTCTATAGCCAATTGCTTCATCGACAAAGTATAATAACGATGATCTCAACTCAGTATTTTTATCCACGGAACCATCCATATAAACTTAAATTAGTGTGCCACTCTGCATCGTTGTACAGTACTAGGAATTCTGCTTTTTGGGTTAGCATTGAACATTGACATTTTTAAATTCCTCTCGTAGCCAGTCCCAATCATTGATTTTATCTAGTATCGCTAAATCATCAGCATGTTGCAATCAAAAGTTAGATCCAGCTTGCGCTCCAAGTACACTATATTTTCCATTGGGGGCTTCCCAGCCGACTGCGGTCCAGTGTAATCTTCGGTGGCTGCATTCTTCAATTTCTGTCCAGTACGAATAAATGTCTGACTCGCGCTTGTATCGGTCAATGATAAGCATACTTTGAATCTTACGGTACATGGCATGATTCGTGGGAATCCTATCTGTTAATACGTTTGTACGTTCTGTAAGTTCTGCAAGTTCTGCATTTCTAGTTTTAATTGCTTTACGCACCCTACTTTTAATCATTGACAATGATGAAAGTTTAGCACATTCACGAAACGCTCCAATCCATGCTGATTCTGGTGTAACATTAAATCGTGTTTCGCAACTGACTTGTTCTTTGCTAATTGTGGCGCGACTGATAGTAGTAGATAGATCAATGTCCCAGGACTTGTTTTCTAAGAATGGTACTCGCGGAAACATTTTAATGCCACCGTAACCATACTCCAATCCATTAACAGGATTACGGCTCGGCCACACAATAACACATTCTGTTTCAGGAACATCCCAGTGTAATGTGTTAACGTCTGGTTCCCAATGGAACTTGAATCCGTCAAGGACCCAAGCGTCGGCATCTACAACATAAAAGTTTTCAGTTGTACTCAACTGCGCACAGGCTTTATGTACATTGTATATGCCTTTAACGTTATCAACCCGCTTGGCACCTGGTGCAAAAGAAAGCAGTCGTTGCCAATTGGCTTCACTACCTTCTTCGCCCATTGAAATAAAAAATACGTCAAGCATTATTCAGCAATAAAC